ATCGTGAGTACCAACAATCATCTCTTCAATGGATTTTTCCACGAAAAAATGACCAAATACAAAGTACTTAGACATGTTGCCAGAATAGTATGGAACTGTTCTATTGTGAACTTCTAAATATGGACCATCTTCTCGATTCTTAACGTGATGTCCGTCGTTAACCCACTTGGCATACTCCACTTTATTAGTAAATGTAACCTCGTATCCATTCGCCACTTTTACAACCCGATAGGATAAATTACTACCGTTTAACCAACCACCAATTAACTTACCTGTTTTAACAGGTGTATTATTAGATATTACATCTAAAAATTCTTTAGCTAACTCTTTAGTTAGTTTTTTTAGAGAGTATTCAATCATACTTTTATCGTTTAAACTATCTGCAAACTTTGAGAATCCGCTAAAGTCCCATTTTATTTTCATCGAGCAAACTCCTCATAAAAATCTAAAGGTACTTCTTGGTGGTGTGTATAAATAGCTGGTACATTTGACCGCTTATATTTAGTAGTAACATTGTGTTGAGTAACTTCTATTACTGAGCCTTCTCTTATCTTTAAATCAGGACGAATTATCAACATAATAACTTGTTCCACATAAGGAACACCGTCAATTAGGTTTACCACTTCATGAGTGTTATAAGTAACTCGCCTATAAGAAACTCTACAAGGTTCATCATATACAACAGGTACTAGTTTATGACTGGTTTGATAGGTAATTGGGTCTGTGACCTCTTGATATTCGTAAATAGTACATCTACCAATCCACAAGACAGCTAATGGATTATTTTCTATACTCAAAATATTAAACTACGGTAAGGAGTGATCCACTTATCAAATCCTCGGTCAAGCTTATTTACGAAAGAATCAAATCTATTCTCAGGAGTATCTTCACCTTGACCAACAGCGTATGTGATTGTGGTGTCACCTTCTTTAATACTCTTAATTACTAGGTCATAATTAAAACCAGTTAATTTACCAGAGTTCTTTTTATAAAAGAGGAAGTAACTACAAACTCGGTCTATGATACGTGTATCCAAGATAGGTGGAACTTCGTTTATGTGGCAATAATTCAAAACGTAACTAACCGTGTTACGTATTTCAAAATCAATCGCTTCATAATCGTCTTCCGTCGCAACATATCCAAGTTGTTTTAATCTACTAACTACACCATCTCTAGTAACCACTCACTCACCCCCTCACTATCTCTAAAAGTTTCTCCTTACTACGAATATTTCTAATTTCACGCCCAAAACCATTTTCTCTTGCCCAGTCTCTAAGTTCATTTGGAGTCATTTTTTCGAAGTCTGGTTCATTATTTTTGTCATTTTCGCAGCTTTCGTTGTTTTCGTTGTTTTCACAGTCTTCATCATTTACCAACTCGTTAATATTTACGAATTCAGGGTCATCCAATCTAGGATTACCAATTGTTTTTTCCACAGTCTCAACAACGGTGTTAACTGCTTCAACTTTATAACCACGACTTCTAAACCATTCTGCTACTCGTGGGTCATCCGTATCACCAATACCCTCAACAAAGCGTACTGAGTTACGTACTCCATTAAAATCTCTTACAGGTGCGTATATTCGCATAACATCCTCCCCTTAATGCTTAATGCAATTATTCCTATTCACCTGCACCATTGATAGCGTCCTGTAAATTATCATAACCATTACCGTCCTGATCCATAGCAACAGCTTCTTTTGGCTGATATGGGTCAATTGCGTCCTGAGTCATAGTTCCGTAACGAACTGTAACTCTCTCGCAGTAATATGGTTTGTTGGCTAAGTTATCAATGGCATCCTGTGTTGGTGTACCCAAATGCTGACCAGTTATATGTCCGTTAGTGGACAATCTCTCACCAGCTACAGGTGAACCTTCTGCCCAGTTAACATTTGCATATTTAACTTCGTGTGCCATATTATCAATCCTTTCTGAGAAAAGAATGTCCCCGACGATAATGTCGGGAACATCTAATCAAATACCAGTCAAGTAAACTACTATTACTTAACTTTTATGTTACGGAATACTCCAGCTGACTTAGTAGACTTCAATGCACAACCTGCAATCATTTCTACTTCGCCCCTCTTAACAGCACCTTCTGTTGAGAAGTCTGGTAACCATACACGAACAGGAGCATTACCTGTCATTGATATGGCGTGGAAGTCACCAAGACCAAACTTGACAGCGTAGATTGATGTACAACCGTTGTCATCAATTCCAATGATTGGGAGATTTGAATCAGGCTTTGCACCAAGGTCTACAAATGGGATTGAACCATAATGCTCAACCTTCTGACCAAAACCGTTCTTAGTCTCCTGATATACACCCATTCTGCGTGCTACTGCTCTGAACTTTGCTGCTAACTTGCTGTTACAGAGGAAAGCATCTACACCAGCTAACTCTCCTGACCACTCGTCGAGAAGGTCAACAAACAACTTATAGTTTGCGTCAACTGCGTCAGTGTTTGAGAGGTCGATTACGTTCTCTGGAATAAACTCGGTGTCTGTTCCTGTAATTGCGACATCCAAACCATCGAATACCAATGGGTTTGTTGCTGAGTCACCGTTGATTATTGTATCTGAGAACAATGCTGAAGCTGCTTTAACCTTCTGTGAGGACTGTAATACAACTTCGTCAACAATTCCACCCATGTCAGCGAGAACACGGTCAATATTAAAAGCTCCACCAAAGATTTTCAAGTCTGTGGTGTATCTCTGTTTCTCAACTTCGTGTGAACCAAACTCTGTGTTGATAGCACGAAATTCTGCTTTAGGCTGTGAAATCAAACGATGGTATCCATAAGTAAGTGTTGCTCCACCACCTAATGGTGATACACAGTTATGGAATGGAATGTTGTCTAAAATAAATGAACTTTTACGAAACTCGTCTATAATGCCAGACTGCAAATCGTCTGTTACATTAAGTTTAGCCTGTGCTAATGTAACTGCCATGTTTAATCACCTTTTTTCCAATTAATTATTATTTACCCTTAATAGCATTAGCCACCGCTTCAGCAAATGAACTAGCTTTTGGAGCGGAAATTGGACCTTGATTAGGGTTTAAATTAGTTCCTGAAGGAGCTTGTATAGTTTTACCAAATAATGACGTTAATGTTTCATCCTTTTCCAACTCATCCACTTGGTTTGATAAACCGTCAAGTTTACCATTGGTGTGTGTAATTTTACTTTTATCAAGTAATGCCATGACAGCTTTGACATTTTTAACATTACGACTATATAAATATTCTAAGGTCGCGTGGTCTTTCTCCAAATCCGCAATCTTTGATTCGTAATTGGTTTTAGCTGTATTATTAGCATCTTCTAATTCGGTAATTTTCTTTGTTAGTTTATCGTTATCTTTAACAGCGTCCTTTAAGTCTTTGAGCTGCGTATCACGATCTGCGAGCTGAGTTTTTAAATCATTAATCTGTGTTTCAAACTTTTCAGTGTTTGACTTAACAGCGTTTATATCTTTACCATTCTCCGCCATGATTGAGTCAATGACTGACTGGTCTGTTATTCCAAGATTTTGTAAAAAAGATGTTTTCATGTTATTCGTCCTTTCACTTAGGCTTTTTAAGTCGTTGCCATGACTTAGTGGCTTGATGTTTAGGCTTACAAGCTTCGCCAAATTTCCCACTTAAAAATAAGAAGAACTAGAAGTGGGGAGGTAACTTCTAGTTCTTTATATGAATAAGGGACAAAGTCCCATTATTCCATGATTGGAACTTCCCAACATCTACACCTTGGATGAAGTGGACTAGCCGTAACACCAACCTCAAAAGATGATATTGGAAATATTACACCATGTAAAGCTCCGCAAGTTTCACAGCGTCGCTCGTCCACTTGAGTGTAGAATTGATATTTTGTAATACCAAGCTCTTTAAAGATTGATTGACGTGCTAAAGAACCAACAGCTGTTGATTCACTTATCCCAAGTGTTTCTAAAACACTATTAATACTTTTAAATCGTTTATCTAACTTTTTTAACACATCGTCTAAACGCTTACCTTGATGGAGAGCTTGTTTTATATCGTTCGCTATGTGGTTTTGCCACAAGTTAACGTCGGCGTCTAAACGCTCCAACCAATATAAATCATCGACGCCCCATTTACGAGTAAGCACTTTATCTACATCAACTTTAACACTAAAAAACGTAGATTCTTTACCAATTACGTCGGTTAGGAATTTACGAAAATGAGTTTCCAAATAATCGAAAGTATATAAGAAAGACCCACCTACAATTAACAACAACGCGGTCAATCTACGTTGGTGGTTTTTTTCAGAAATCCATTTACGAGCTTCAGCGTATGTAACAATACCGTCTCGACCATATTTTTGATAAAATGCTCGAAGTTCGTGTTCGATATCAGTTTTAAGACCTGACAATACTCTAAACATTAATACGATAGCTTCATCGGTGATTTCAAGTTCTTCCTGCTCTAAAGCTTCGAACTGTTCATCATTATACATAAGCTATCATCCTTTCAAATCTGCCCAAGAGTCGATTGCATCTTGTTTACCTGATTCTAATGCCTCGATACGTGCCGCTAATGCGTTAAGCTGAGTCTGAATATTAGAAGTAACCCCATCTACATAATTCAACTCGGTAACACTCGCCGTAATGCCGTCTAACGTGTTTAATTCCGCGGCTGTTGCAGTAACTCCAAAACTACCAAGATTATAAGTTGTATTAGAATCAGTAACTGAAGTAGTTGAACCGTCGCTACCAATTAATGTAATTGTCGAACCTGATTTATTTAATGAGTAAGTTGTATTATTATCTGTTGTTTTAAAACCACTATCGTTGGTTAACTGACTGGTTTTAGTAGGAATTGCATCACTGTTAG